TGGGAATATATCTCGCTAACGGCAAAGCATACCGTACCATAGGAGAAGAAAATGATATACGGAATAGACTATTTGAGAAACAAATTAAAGGCAAAGAGGCATAGGGTAATGACCAGATATGCCTATTACGACATGAAGCATCTGGCGCAGGATTTTGATATAAGCACACCTCCGAAACTGAGGTACTGGATGAACTGCCTGGGCTGGTGCGCGAAGGCTGTTGACTCTTTAGCCGACAGATTGGACTTCAGAGAGTTCATGGATGATAACTTCAACATGAATGAGATCTACCAGATGAACAACCCGGACGTTCTGTTCAGATCTGCCATACTTGGCGCGCTGATCAGCTCATGCGATTTTATTTATATCAGTTACGATGAGGAGCATTATCCAAGGCTTCAGGTAATTGATGGGAGCAGAGCTACCGGCATAATGGATCCAATTACAGGAATGCTGACCGAAGGCTATGCGATACTTGATGTCGATGAACATGGCCAACCGTCAATAGAGGCTTATTTTGTTCCGGGACAGACACACTACTATTACAAGGAGTCAAACGGAGTGCAGGTTATCGAAAACAGTGCACCGTATCCGCTTCTGGTCCCGATCATTAACAGACCGGACGCTACAAGGCCGTTTGGGCATTCGCATATCAGTAGGGCATGCATGAGCATCGTGGACTCTGCGATGCGTACCGTTAAGAGATCCGAAATTGCAGCGGAATTTTACAGTGTGCCGCAGAAGTATGTGCTCGGAACTGACCAGGATGCGGAACCGATCGATAAGTGGTCGGCGGCCATGAGCGCTGTGCTCGAAATCACAAAAGACGACTCCGGCGAAAAACCGGTAGTTGGCCAGTTCGCTCAGCAGGCGATGACACCGCATCTGGATCAGCTGAAAATGTTTGCCGCGTTATTCGCTGGAGAAACAGGATTGACGCTGGAGGATCTTGGCTTTGCTTCCGGAAACCCAGCGAGTTCAGATGCGATCAAGGCAGCACATGAGAATTTAAGGCTCAAGGCCAGGGCAGCACAGAAGTCATTCGCCAGTGGCTTCCTGAATGCAGGGTATCTTGCAGCATGTGTAAGAGATAACCAGCCATACCGCAGGAGCCAGATATACATGACTACTGCTAAATGGAACCCGATATTTGAACCAGACGCCTCATCAATGTCCGGTATAGGCGATGCAGCACTGAAACTGCAGCAGGCCTTTCCGGAATACTTCGATGAAACAAAGTTGAAGGATCTGATGGGCGTTTAGTAATAAACAAATGCTATTTACGGTACTGGCCCGGTTAAGCCAGGGAGGTGTTTATGGATGACTTAGAAAAAAGGGTCCGTGACAAGTTCTCCGAGATGTTCGAGAAAGACAAGACCATTGAAGAGGTCTACAAGAAGATCAGACAGGGAACCGCCACATATGAAGACGCACACAAATTTTCGCTGGCTATCGGAGAAATGCTGGAGACAGTGTTTGCGGACATGGTTGATCAGATTCCTGAAGGCGCAGACTTGATGGAGATTGCCGATTCCATAGTGGATAAGGCTCTGAAGCAGAACTTCAGGCTATCATCGTTAGTGTGCGAAACCATACAGGATGAATTGAACTCCATGGCGCGGATCGGGCTTAAGGCAATCGAACCTACAATCGATTTAGGAAGGGTCAACGCGATCAAGGAGGCCTTTGTGGTTTCGGAGACACCGGAAGCGATGAAGGTAGCACTTGGACAGGATGTTAAGACGTTCGCCCAGGCTGTTGTCGATGATTGGGTAAGGTCAAATGCTGACTTTCAAAAGCAGAGCGGCTTAAATCCTATCATCGCCCGTAAATGGTCCGGGCGTTATTCGAGCCATGACACGAAACATACAGATTGGTGCCATGAACTCGAAGGTGTATGGGAATACGGAGAACATCCGAGCCGAGTTTTTGCGAGACACCAAGGCTGCACTTGTACGGTGCTGTATTATCCGAGCAAGGACGTACAAGGCAGAATCACGGCACTGGCTAAGGGAGAAAAAGATACTGATCAGGTTCTCTGGAACACTGGAGAAATCTTCAGTAACTCAAGGAGCGCAGTGCTTAGAAGACGCCGACAGATGTACGGCAAAGAGGAAGCCCGGAAAATCTTAAACGAGGAATGGAAGGGCGGACTTAACGGAAACGCCGAAAGGCACTTCAAATAAAGAACGGAGGAAGAGGATATGGCAGAGCCAAGATATGGACGCCAGACTCCTACAAGCTCCGTTGTTATACCTTACACAAACACTCTAGGCGAGGAAGCTATAGAGTTATATCGAGAAACAGGCAAAGAACCACAACCATGGCAGGAGACACTCGTATATGACATACGAGCCGTCGACAGCGATGGTTTTTTTGTGCATTCAAAGTTTGGTTATCAAGTACCAAGGCGAAACGGTAAAGGTGAGATCCTAACCATAGTGGAGCTGGATGACCTGGCACGAGGACGCAAGGTGTTGCATACGGCGCACAGGGCGACAACATCTTCATCGGCTGCACTGAGGCTCGCAACGCTCTTAAGAGAAATGGGTTACTCGGAGATTCAGAGGGCGAAGCGAGACGAAACATACGAGAAAGCATATATCTATGCTAAGCAGTTCGGGTTGGAAAAGATAACGCTGCTTGATACAGGCGGGACAGTCGACTTCCGTACAAGAACAGCTAAAGGCGGTTTGGGTGAAGGCTTTGATACTCTGATCATAGACGAAGCCCAGGAATACACCGATGATCAGCAGAGTTCGTTGCAGTATGTCGTAACGGACAGTATGAATCCGCAGGTCATTCTGTGCGGAACACCGCCGACAATGGTTTCGAGCGGTACAGTTTTCAAGAAGCTCCGGGACAGTTGTCTTGCCGGCGAAACAGAAGACACCGGATGGGCAGAATGGTCAGTAGAGCATATGGCAGATTGTAACGATGTCGACCTGTGGTACGAATGCAATCCGGCTATGGGGTATCACCTTAACGAGAGGAAAATCCGGGCCGAGGACAAATCAGACGAACTGGATTTCAACATCCAGCGACTTGGATACTGGTCAAAACACAATCTGAAGTCAGTGATATCCGTAACGGAATGGTCAGGCCTAAAGTGCGAATCTGCTCCGCAACTAACCGGGAGGCTTTATGTTGGGATCAAGTTTAGTGCTTTGTCGGCATCGTTATCTATTGCGAGTAAGACATCCGATGGGAGAATATTCTTTGAAGCCGTTGACTGTCAAAGCATACGAAATGGCGATGCCTGGATGGTGCAATTCCTTGATCAAGTGCGTCCTGAGGCAATAGTAATAGATGGCCAAGGCGCGCAAAACCTCTTAAAACAAGAATTAGAGGCTCAAAAAATCAAGAATTGCATACTTCCGACCGTTAAAGAGGTCATTATCGCAAATGCGAAGTTTGAGCAGCTGCTGTACGCCCAGGAAATCTGCCATATGGATCAACCGTCACTGACGCAGGTGGCAACTAACTGTCAGAAGCGTTCGATCGGATCTGGAGGCGGGTTTGGATATAGGGCTATGTTTGAACAAATGGAAATCGGTCTGCTTGAATCCTCGATATTAGCAATATGGCAGTGCTCAGAGAGTAAGGAAAAGAAAAAACAAAGAATAAGTTATTAAGAGGCGGGCAATATGGCCCGTTTTTTAATGCATAAATCACGTGACTACAACGGTAAGAGTAGGGAGGTAAAACATGGCAGAAGAAAAAACATTCACTCAGGAAGAAGTAAATAAGCTCGTTGGGCAGGCGAGGCTTGAAGGCAAGGATGCCGGACGCAAAGAGTTTGAAGGCTGGATATCACCGGATGACTTTGCGAAGCGAACAGAAGAGCTCAATGGACAGTTAACTGGTCTAAACGATCAGATCAAAACACTTTCGGATGAAAAAACAGATCTGCAATCACAGCTGACAGAAAAGGACGGACAAATAGCGAAATACGAGATCGACTCGGTAAAAACGAGAATCGCAAGAGAGTACGGACTTTCTTATGAGGCTATTGGATTTCTGCAAGGGAATGATGAGGATGCAATCAAAGCAAGTGCCGAATCACTTAAGAACCTTGTTGGAAACGCCAAGACACCGCCACTGGGTAATCCAGAAACGCCTCCGGAAGAAGATGGCGTTACGGCGGCATTCAAAAAGTATAACCCAAATATCAAAGTATAAGGAGAAAAACAATGGCACAGGATACCAACAAAATGGAAACTTATTCAAAGCTGGTTGATGCAAAACTGAGAGCGAACTCTGTATTTGCCAATATTTTCAACCAGAGACACGATGGCGCAGGAGTATCTGGCGCAGTCAAGATTCCGGTAAGAGCTGAAGCTACTGCAGGCGCATATGTCACTGCTACAGGTCTTGCAATCAGCAACCCGGCAACAACTTATCAGACACTGGTACTGGACAACGATTATGCAGTCAATGAACTGATCGATGGATTCATGGCTGCAGCAGTACCTGACGGCATGATCGCAGAAAGACTTGACTCTGCTGGTTATGCACTGGCAAACGTAGTAGACGCTGCACTGGCAGCTGACCTCATCGCACACGGTACCGCTTCAAGCGACACTACTGCACTTACTAAGGCAAACGTATACGAGAAAATCGTTACTGACGTTACTACAGTTAAAAAGGCCAAAGTAGATCCGACTAAGATTTGGATCGCAGTTACTTCAGACACTTACGGCAAGCTGATTCAGAGCTCTGAATTTGTAGCAGCTGTAGCTAATGTTGGAGAACTCGAAGCTGGATATGTTGGCAGATTAGCTGGCATGCCTGTATATGAGGCAATCAACCTGAATGGACTGACAACAGGTTCAGGATCCTCACAGAAGGCAGTTGACTATGTAGTCGGCAATGGCGACTTCTGCCACTTCGTAGACGCTTGGAATGTTCCAGTGGGCGTATATGATCTGGCCGATGGTGCTCATATCGGTTGTTCTGCAGTACAGGGCAGAAAGGCGTTTGGCTACAAGATTACACAGGCGACGTCTGTTGTATATCATAACGCTTAAGTCATAAAGGGGGGTGACTCCTCATGGCTGATTATGCAACAGTACAGGATGTCGCAACGCTCTGGAGGGCATTGACAGCCGACGAAACAACAAGAGCAGCAGCGCTCATTCCGCTGGTCTGTGATTCTCTTCGTATCGAAGCAGAAAAAGTCGGGAAGAATCTCGACGAGATGATCGCGGATAATCCTGCATTAGCGAATGTTGTGAAATCGGTAACAGTTGACGTCGTTGCTAGGACGTTGATGACGTCTACTGATCAGGAACCAGCCACACAGTTCTCACAGTCTGCATTAGGCTACTCCGTTTCCGGAACTTTCTTGGTTCCGGGCGGAGGCCTTTTTATAAAGAAGTCAGAACTGGCAAGGCTGGGTCTTAAGAGGCAACAAAGGAGAGTGATCGACTTATGCCAGGAATAAAAGGGATAACGGTCACACTCTACAAGGAAACTGAGGGCGAACCAGATGCGTTCGGAAGACCAACATACACGGAAGAGGCCATTTCGGTCGATAACGTGCTCGTTGCTCCTGCATCAACATCAGAGACGCTCGATACAGTTAATTTGACCGGCAAGAAGGCTGTATATACCTTGGGCATCCCTAAAGGTGACAGCCATGACTGGAAAGATAAGAAGGTTGAGTTTTTCGGAGAAACGTTCAGGACTTTTGGGGAACCGCTCAAAGGTATTGACGACATGATTCCTCTTGAATGGAACATGAAGATACAGGTGGAACGATATGACTAAACAGTATCTCGAAAAGTTTGAACTGAATTATGGAGGCATAAGGCAGTTATTGCACTCTAAGGAGATGCAAAGCGCACTTATGCAAGGGGCAAACCAACTGGCGAGTAATGCCGGTGATGGATATAAGGCAGTTCAGATGCCCACTCGTGTAATTGTCGTTCCGGAGACCGAAGAGGCTGAACGAGACAACTTGAAAAACAACACACTACTTAAGTCGAGGAGGTAAGACGATGATAGAAACCATCGTATTAGCACATCTAAAAACTGCACTGGATACAGACAACGTGTTCATGGAGGTGCCACGTGACAACCTTCCGACCAGATTTGTTGTAGTTGAGAAGACAGGCGGAGACAGAGAGAACCACATCAATGAGGCGACCTTTGCGGTGCAATCATACGCAGAGAGCCTGTATGAAGCGGCAATCCTCAATGAACTGACTAAGGCTGCGATGGATAGCCTGGTCGAAGAAGAGGAAGTTTCACGCTCCGACTACCAGACCGATTACAACTTCACTGATACCAGTACGAAACGATACAGGTACCAGGCAGTATACGATATCACACATTACTAATAAGGAGATAGAACATGTCACAGACTACAAGCAACGTAACGGCTGCTAAACCGGCTACAGGCGGTTCGCTTTACAGTGCTGCTTCAACAGTTACACCGCCAACGTCAACCTCATCTGTTCTTACTTCGTTCACAGGGCTTGGATACATCAGCGAAGATGGTCTGACTAACGAGATCACTCGCGATAGTGAAGAAATCAAAGCATGGGGCGGAGATACAGTATTACAGCCACAGACAGGATTCGGTGATACGTTTAAGTGTACTTTGATCGAGACGCTCAACACTGACGTTCTGAAAGAAGTCTTCGGCTCTTCGAACGTTACAGGATCACTGTCAACTGGCGTAACAGTTAATGTTAAGAGCGATGAGCTGCCGGAAAGAGTTTGGGTTGCAGATATGATCATGAGAGGCAACGTAGCTAAGAGAATCGTTATCCCGAAGGGCAAGATCACCGAGGTTGGTGAAGTTGCTTATAAGGATAGTGAGGCATCTGGTTACGAGATCACGATCACGGCGTTCCCAGACAGCAGCGGCAACACTCATTATGAGTACATCAAGGAACCTGCTTAGTAAAGTAGGATAGGAGGAAACTCAATGGAAAAGGGCAAAACTACGACTGGCTTTGAGTTCACAATAAATCCTGACGTTTTTGACGATTGGGAGATGCTTGAAAAACTCAATGCTATCGATAAGGGCGACACCAATCTGGTAGTGGATGTGGCCAGAGAGGTGTTAGGAATTGAGCAATTAGATGCTCTAAAAGCACACATCAAGGCTGATAAAGGCAAGGTATCCATCACTGACATGATGGCTGCCCTGGAAGAGATCTTCGAGGCCTGTTCAGCAAAAAACTGATTGCCCTTGCCGGCATGATACAAAAAGACGAGGACGCACTGATCTGTGACCTTGCCGAAACGTATCACATTTATGACTACAGGTCGCTTCCGCTCAAGTTGGTTGCGACCTTAGCCGCCGGTTTAAGGGACACATCAAGAATAGCAATGAACACAACAGAGGTGAAGGCCTCAACAACTAATACTATTCTCGCCGTTATTGCGGACCATCTTGCGGCTATCCGAGCCGGCTTGTTCGGCGAAAAAGGATTACCTTCCATGTACAATGCGCTATATCCAATCGAGCATGAGGACCGAAACATGGTTGTGCCGTTTGATTCCGGAGAGGACTTCTTAAAAGAATGGCAGAGGATAAATGAGGGATAAATATGGAACTTGGCAAAGCGTATATACAAGTCATACCATCAACCAGAGGCATAAAAGGACAGCTAACTAACGAGCTGACAGGTGCAACATCTGCAGCCAGCACTAAGTCCGGTAAGGGCTTTATGATGGGTTTCGGAAAAGCGGCACTAAAAACAATGGGGGCTATCGGTATAGCTACGTCCGTTGGCGAGGTCATGTCGAAAGGCTGGAAGAGAATGACGGCCATAGATGATGCGAAAGCCAAACTGCAAGCACTTGGCCACAGCGTAGCAGAAGTCAAGACGATATCTGAGAATGCAAACGCAGCAGTTAAGGGTACAGCCTATGGAATGGATGCTGCCATGACTGCAGCTGCATCTGCAACGGCCGCCGGGATAAAGCCTGGCAAAGAGTTGACCAGATACTTACAGCTCATGGGCGATGCCGCAGCGGTAGCCGGTGTAGACATGAACGAGATGGGTTCTATCTTTAATAAAGTTGCAGCAAATGGGAAAGTGTCAACAGAAGAAATGAACCAGCTCGCTGACAGAGGTATTCCTATTTGGCAGCTGCTTGCTAAAGAAACCGGCATGTCCATGGAAGAACTACGTAGTGCGGTATCATCTGGGAAGATAGATATTCAGGACTTTCAAAATGCGATCGAATCCGGCATGGGTGGAGCAGCGAAGAAGATAGGATCTACAACGATTAACGGAGCGATATCAAACATAGGTGCATCGATATCCAGAATGGGAGCGAACTTGCTTGGAACATCTGATGATGCAGATTCATTTGCTGGGAGACTGCTCCCACTCATGAACAATCTCATGGGCTTCATGGGAAAAATTGAAGCTGGGGCATCAGTACTCGGTCAGGTCATAGGATCTATTCTGGGACCGATTATGGATGGTATCGGTCAGGTGTTTACTGAACTTGGCAAAGGCTCAGGAACACTCGGCCCGATCAAAGACATTCTGATTCAGGTGGGGCAGGTTGTAGGCGGCGTAATCGCAAGTGTAATGCCGATGCTCACACCGATATTGAGAATAGTTTTCACAATTCTTGGATCTATAACACAGACTCTCGGCAACATCTTTGCCAAAATAAAACCGTTCATACCTGTCTTGCAATCTGTTACGGGCGTCGTGCTGACAGTTGCCAATGGAATAATGAAATCCGTCAGCGCATTGGTTCGTTTTGCAACAGGTAAGTTGTCGTTTGCGGGTTTGGTTGGCAAAGTCAAAACAATCTGGCGTAACGTCAAGAACGCCATTACTGAGCCGATCACAAAAGCTAAAGAAAAAATTGGCAACATCATTTCCAAGATCAAAGGTAAGTTCCCATTCAATATCGGCAAGATCATAAAACTGAAGAAACCGAGCATCACACTTGAATTAGGATCCAAGTCAGTCCTTGGCAAGACGATCAAGTATCCTAAAGGGTTCAAAATCAAGTGGAACGCTGCCGGTGGTATCGTAGATGGAGCGACGCTGATAGGTGCAGGAGAAAAAGGACCTGAGGCGATAGTCCCTCTGGATCCATTCTGGAAGCGACTCGAAGCGAGCGGCGGAATAGACTACAACATGCTGGCCACCGTCCTGATCAACGTTCTGACTAACCTAGACCGAACGAATGTCATGGTAGTGGACGGCAAGGTCGTCGCACGTTCAACGGCTCCGTATATGAGAAAAGAGATCAACAGTATCGATGCCAGGGCTAATAGGGCACTTGGATTAGTAGGAGTATAAAAACATGACGATAGAAAGAAACGATCTGTCCTTAGATGCTGTCAAGATAGACGGCTCATACATTGAGGATCTCGTAACAGGATATCACACGGTAAAAGCTGTCGGCAGAGAAACGCTGCAGAGGTCATTCGAAACATTAGATCTGGCCAAAGACGGCGAGCGACTCAAGAAGAGCAAATACCCGGCCAGGGAGATAACCGTCACATTCTATGTTGGACGCAATTCGTTGGCGGAAATGAGAGAGTCCATGACCGAGTTAATGGCAATTCTGGACAAAACCGAGAAGACCATTATCTTCAACGGCGATGCAGACTATTACTATACCGGAACACCGGTGATGGAGAAGAACGTTACTGAGACCAAGAATGGATTAATTGGTACATTCATCATTAATTGTTTTGACCCATTCAAGTATTCGGTCAATACAATATCGGAAACAGCGGTGAATGGAGAAATATCAATTAACTATTCAGGCACAAGCAAAGCATATCCGGAGTTTACTGTATCATTCCCTGCGACGAGAGATGCCAATGGAGACAACACTAACACATCAGAGTGCGGATTTGTAGGATTCTCACAGGTAAGAGGAAATAACGAATATTTCCTGCAGTTCGGTGATCCGGACGAAAATGATCTGGCAGACATTGATTACCCAGCCGAAAACGTGCTCGGAAGAGAATTTAGTTCTGTATCAGGGTGGACTAAAAACGGATCCGCCACACTTAGTGCGGATTATGTCCAGACAGGTGACGTGTCTGTGAATAGCACTAACAAGTATATGTATCCTAGTGATTACGGAACTAATTCAGGAGTTTTCCACGGTCCGTCAAGATCATTAGTACTTACTGATGTTACAAGCTCAACAAATTTCCAGTTCAAGTGGAAGCAGAAGTTCAGCTATTCAGATAAGAAACAACTCGGGTGCGCATCTGTTCTGTTATATAACAAGAACGGTAACACCAGAACATTGATAGCCGGTGTACATCTGGAAAAGAAAGAATCAGGGAAAACCACCAAAATTAATTTCTACGCAGACGGAACAACAGCGAAAGAAACTGTTACAGTTGCGTGCAGCAAGGTTGGAGAGTCAACAATCACAAAAGATGGAACAAATGTAAATATCAAGATTGCTGGCCAAGATAAAGATCTAACGTTATCAAGTGCAACTGCAGCAATGGTTGTTAATGAGGTCGTATTTTTCTTTGGCCGAAAAGGCACAAAGAGCGCAATGGCAAACAGTTATATATACAACTGCTCGCTCCAAAGATATGCATATACTGTCGAAAACGTAGATATCCAAAACAAATTCCAACCTGGCGACGTGCTGACAGTAAAAACAGCAGACGCATCCGTATTTTTGGATAGTGGTTCTGCTGATGTCCCAGCCGATTATCTGGGTGCATTAGGTAATGACTGGGAGGACTTTGTATTGATGCCGGGGCTGAACACCATAGGGGTAGATTACAGTAGTTTTGCAACTACTCCGCCGGTGTTTGTCATGACATATAGGGAGAGATTCTTATGATCGTGCATTTTGCGAACAGGAAAATTGAAATACTTGGAACAGCGACTACAGATCTTCCTTATGGCATTGCGATTATAGATGACATGAAGACGGAAGAACTCGATACCGGTCTAAAGACGTTTGAATGCACTTTGGCATATGATGACAGTTCGAGAAAGCTGGTCGTTGATAATGTCGCTGTTGGAAACTTTCTATTGAGATCCCAAGACAATGAAGACGAGTTCTATACTATCATTCAAACTGAGCATGATACAGAGACTCAGACTGTTCACGTTTATTGTGAGGATGCCGGGCTGGATTTGATCAACACAATAGTACCGGCATTTGAGAATACGGAATCTCATAATCTTGAATGGTACGTAAACAAGTGGCTCCCTGCAGGCTGGGTTATCGGAATAAACGAGTTAAGCGAAAGCACGTTGACTGAGAGCTGGGACGGTGAGTCGACTGTAACGGAAAGACTCCGTTCTATTGCCACTAAATTTGGCGGAGAAATGGATTTCTCTTATGAGACTAACCATGTAACAATTACGAAACGCAAGGTCAACTTCTATAAGCATAAAGGACTGGAAACGGCCCAGTATCAGCTGAGACTCAACGGCGATATCTCCAAAATAGTAACCAATAAAACAATCGAGAATCTGGCAACAGCATTCAAGTGTTCTGGATCCACTCCGGAAGGGAAAGATACGCCTATCACATTCGTAGGGTGTGATTATTCATCAGACGGAACGGCAACGCACGAACCAGCTGTTGCTGGTGACGATTATCAGATAGTTGACGACCAAGTACGCTGCATTTCAGCTATGGCTAAATGGAGGAGTTCGCTTGATGCCGATGGTCTTCTTGTAAGGGAATATACCTATGAGACGGACAATAAAAAGGAACTGTTCTCACATGCGGTAGCAGAACTGAAAAAAGTCAAGGATGAAGAGATCACATATAACATCGAGTTCATTAGCTTTCCAAAGGCTGCCAAACTTGGCGATAGGATCAATGTTGTAAATGATAAGGATGAACTATATATGGAAGGCAGGATCCTGAGAATGCAGAAATCTGTTATCCAGGATACTGTTACCGCCGAACTGGGCGATTACATATACAAGACATCCGGAATATCCGACAAGCTTCAGGCATTGGCTGACAAACTGAGAGCAAAATCGATATCGGCGACGAAGATTGACATTTCGTCCAGCGGCGGAACTCAATTCCATAATACGGCGATATCCACAACGCTTACAGCTACAGTCCGATTCGGTGACCAGGTCATAACAAACCAGGTGGATCTGGAGAGGATTTTCGGAGATACAGCAACAATTAAATGGTACAACTCAGGCGTAGCGGTCGGAACTGGTTTTACTTATTCGGTTTCAAGCGCGAACGCGAAGGAAATATATACGGCGAGGGTTGAAGCATGACAATCAGAGCAGCAGAAGAAATAACTTTAGTACGAGTGAACGATGGAACTGACGGAGTAAAGGTGTATGACGGAACAGCCGGAAGTGTAGTTACAGTATCTGACGCTTCAGAATATCCAGCACTTGAATTAGTTGCAGATATTATACCGATACAGCCTAACGATTATTCGTCTGTATGGATAGCTGGAGCTGGTAAAAACTTACTTGATCCAACACCCGCAGCTATAGACACAAACAAAGGTGTAACATTCACATATAACGATGACGGTTCTTATACTATCAGCGGAACGGCTACATCAAATGCTTATGTCTATCTGAAAAATAAAGCGAGTGGGTGGAGACTTCCGGCTGGAACTTATACATTCAGTGCCAAAGATGCTGACGGTAACACAGTAGCTAATTTGCGTTTAAGACCGTACCACTGGTATGAAGACAGTGGTGGGGCTTATTACGCCAGTGCGTCAACTGGTTCTGTTACATTCACTCACGATGGCACAGGATTTATTCAGCTGACATTTGAAGTATTAAGCGGCAAAACCTGCACAGGAACCGTATGGCCTCAATGTGAAAGTGGCTCAACGGCAACAGCTTGGACACCGTGCGAAAACATCTGTCCAATAAGCGGACACGATGATGTTGAGATTAGTGTTGTTGGGAAGAACTTGTTTGACGGTGTTTCCACGCTCAACGGCTTCATTAATACGAACACGGGTGTTATCGCCTCAAACGCAAATGCTCGCACGGTATATGTTCCTTGTGAGCCGAACACAGCATATACAATAAGCAAAAGACAAGGGGCAAGGTTTGTGGTAGCGGAAACCGACACGCTTCCTTCGCTGAATGGTTCGGTATCAAATGTTAAATCGAACAGCACAGCAACATCAATTACTTTAACGACAACAGCAACAGCAAGGTATATAGTCGCTTTTGTTTATCTTTCAACAGCAGACACGGGCATAACTGCTGACGAAATGCTCGCAACGGTGCAAGTAGAACTTGGCTCAACCGCAACCCCCTACGAACCATACAACAGCGACACCTACACAACCCCACTTGGTCAGACAGTATATGGCGGTACGTTAGATGTTGTGGAAGGTACGCTTACTGTTACATATGCGTTGATGACCTTTGACGGAACGCAAACATTCACGGATAGAATATCAGCACAAAACAGGGTATGGCTTCAACTCGGTGGTATGGCATCTCAAAGTGGCCTTAATGATGACATGGTTCTGTGTAATGCTTTGCCAAAGGCTACAGGGGTACAGAATGCCGACCATCCTTGTATTGCTGTTGGGGTAAACAACGCTTATGTATATATTCAAGGGGTAACACATATAAGCGGTGTGACCAACCTGACAACACTCAATACATGGTTGTCAAATAATCCTATTACATTCACATATAAACTTGCGACACCTATTGTATACAGCGTATCCCCGAAAGAAATAGAATTGTTGAACGGGACAAATAATGTATGGGCGACTACTGGCGATATAACTGACTTTAGGTATGCTGAAATATCGCCAGCGACACTTGAAACTTTCGGAGATGCAAGGAAGATAGCTGTCAAATATGTAACCGACATGGGCGATGACGGGATTATTGTCCACCCTGAAAATGATACTTCCAACTATGCCAAGATAAACGCAGAGGGCATGGACATTGTTAAGAACGATGAGAGCACAGCCTTTTATGGAGATTATGCAAGGGTGGGGAGTGAGAACTCTTCAAGGATAATGATTTACCCTACAGACATTTCAATGCTCAATCAAGACGGAGCAGAAACATTCAGGGTCAAGACATTAGATAAAACACGTTCAAGAAAAGTATATAGGAACATCGGTTACTGGGTAAATGCACTTGGTACTGGCAATTTAGATATTGCCGACATTATGGCAGAGATACCGAGTGCTTCATATTTCTACTTGTATGTTACGGCTAATGGTTCACCTGAAGCAACAGAGCTTCAATTCCAAAAGGGGACTACCGCTACAAAGACAGCAAGTTATGGCGGTGGAAGTGTAAGTATAACATATAACGGAACAACTGACATTTTTGCAGTAGACAATACTTCCAGCTCTGACATATCTACCATATTAGCGATAGCATGGGTAAAGTCAGCAACATGGTCAAGGGTTGAGGTAGACCAGATACCATTAGATTATGTTGTAGATCAAGGACACAATACAGATGGTTGGGACTATGTTTTATTCGCAAGTGGCAGAGCTGAAGCGTGGCTGACAGTTACATGGACAGGCACTTTGTCAACATCTAATGGCGGTTGGTACTCCACTAATGAATCTGATGGTATTGCTACAGCTAATATGCCAAGTGAAATATTTGTAACAGCAAACAACAGCCAGCCTATATACAGAGATGTTACCGCATATCAGGATATGTATGGTTTATCATCGGCAAAGGCTAACGTAACACCTGTTTTATACAATGTTGAGAACACTTATTCTAACAGATACTTCGGCGATGTTCAGCTAATGCGAGGTAACTCTTATTCAACATCAAGAACGTATGTTATAAACTGTCACGTTATGATACCAGCTAAATCTAACTGGCAAGATTATATATAAGGAGAAATTATGAACTTCGGAACAAAACTACGAACAGTATTAGCGATAGCCACATCGCTGAATACAGCACTAATGGCAACAGACCTTACAGGCTTCCATAACTCAACAGTAGACATCATCTATAAGGTGGTGTCTATTATTTTGAACTTTATTATCGTAGCTTGCGTGACCTACTACAACAATGACTACACAGAAGAGGCTTGTATAGGTACAGGCATGACAAGACAGCTCAAGGCAGAGAAGAAGCCTGACTATGAGGGCGAAACTTTCTTTGATAGCGGAGAGGGGGAACTTGACAATGACGAGTCCGATTTATAGACAGAACGACAGCAGATGGTCAGGCCTTCCGTATCCGAGTAAACCTTACACTATCGGTAGAAGTGGCTGCGGAAATTGTGCAGTAAACCATTGTGTAATGGAAATGCCGAAATATGCTAATTACACACCAGCTTCAACAAGAAAAGTCATGCTTCCGTATGCTACCAGAGGTAACGGAACAAAGTGGGCCGGTATCAAAGCTGGTCTTGAACATTACGGATATAAAGTCAAACAGCTGTCAGCAAGTACCATGACACCAGTATGGGAAGAACTCAACAAGGGCAATCGTATCGGTGTTATAAGAATGGTAAAAGGCAGAAGAGGCGGTGTAACGTGGACTTCATCTGGGCATTACATCATGTTTCAGGGGTACAAGGTCAAGAACGGAAAACACTACTTCAAAATCAAGGACAGCGGTAGAGGTAACAATGGGTGGTTTAGTTACGAAGATACCATGAAAGGTATGTTCGGCCCAATATGGATAGCTGAACGTAAGGATCCGAAAATCATGGCCACCAAGAAATACAAAGGCGAACTTCCGACTACCACTTTGAAACTCGGTAGCAAGGGCGAAGAAGTTAAAAAGTGGCAGAGGTTTTTGAACCATGTTTACGGAGAAGTGCCAAAGGCTAATCCTGTTACAGTAGATGGTAAATTCGGATTAAAGACAGACGCATGGACAGGGTGCTTCCAGTATCAGAACAATCTGACAGAAGATAGTGTAGTAGGCAACAATACGCTGTCAAAAGCAAGGACTTTCGGAGAGTAAAACAATGACTTATTTAGAATATATTATCCCAGCCGTAGCACTTATAATCGTGCAGATAATAATCAGTGCAAAACAGCAGAGGGTACAAGATGTTCGTTTTGAGATGACAATAAAAGAGATCCGAGATGACATTCAGCGTCTGGAAGCTGCACAGACTAAACACAACAATATCATTGAGCGTGTAGTGATCCTTGAGCAGAATGACAAGGCTCAATGGAGATATATAGACGCAATGAAGGACAAAAAATAATGTACAGAGCGACTACACCTACACATGAGAACCGATTTAGAAATAATTACAAGACAGTTTCCAGCTGAACAGAACGTATTAAGAGTGTACGCACTCGGCGATATTCATGTAGGCTCTGAACAGTTTGACGAAAAGTCAATTAAAAAGAAACTGAAAATAATTGAAGAGGACAAAGAAGGTGTGCTGTGTCTTTGCGGAGATCTTGGCGACTACGGACTAAAGAACTCCAGAACCAACGTATATAAAGCCACTATGCAGCCACAGGAACAGCAACGTTACATATACGAACTGTTTTATCCAGTAAAAGATAAGATAGTATCGGCTGTGCCTGGCAATCACGAAGAGCGCATCACGAAGGAAGTTGGTATCTGTCCGCTGTATGACTTGTGCGTATTATGGGGAATCTCTGACGTATACAGAGAAAACGTAGCTATAACAAAGTACATCTTTGGCAATCAGGGTAACAAACAGCCTAACGTGTTCTTTGGTATAACTACGCATGGTTCTACAAGGGCGAAACACAAAAGGTTCATTGCGTGCTTTGAGGGGATTGACTTCGCTATATCAGGTCATACGCATACACCTGAATATAGTCCGCATGGGAAGATAAGAGTAGACAGGATCCATGGAACAGCCTTACACGTACCATACAAAGAAATAGTAGTAGATGCTAATCTAAAAACTGGCGGATATGGCATAAAAAAAGAGTACGAAATACCGCCTCCGCCTGAACTTCAGTATCTGGAACTAAGAACATACCGAGATGCTGATAAAAGAACGAGGGCAGTTCGCCGGGTAATGAACTACCATACAATTCAATTATGACAGATGGTTAAATTATCACTTTACAAACACAACCATTTGTGGGGTTTTTCGCGTTCACCATCTGTTATGATACGGCCAGCTTTCGGGCTGGTCTTTTTTTATTTTAAAAAGTTTCCCGCGAAGTTTCCCATAGAACTGGGAAAAACGAGGAAGACGAGGAATTTTCACGTTGAGCAACTAACTAATATTTACTCAATTATGGCAAAAACAAAAACCGCTGAAACCTTGCAATTCCAACGGTTTAAGACTTGGCGCGCCATGAGGGACTCGAACCCCCAACCTTCGCATTCGTAGTGCGCGACTCTATCCAATTGAGATAGTGTGAAATATTGGGATTTCAACGATTAACGACAATCTTTCCCGCGTATTTTCCCACGCTTCCCTCAATTAATGCCCTCGCACGTTCCAGAGATTCGTCGTTATCGTGCGTGTAAATCTTAGAAGTGATAGCAATATTACTGTGCCCCATCAGCCTCCTGGCGACGTTGATCGGGACTCCAGCTCGTTCCAGATCTGTGCAGTATGTATGCCGGAGATAGTACATGTCGAACTTCTCATCTAACGGAAGCGGACCTATCAGCTGATTGTTTCGGATTCTACATCCCATCGCTATGTTCATCTCTCTTTTTATTGACTTCCACATCGCACGTCTCGCTGATTCTGTATAAGGTCGGCCGTTGTTCAGACAGACATAATCAAACGGATCCGACACGTGTTCTCTTAAAAGTGGGATGAGATGAGAGGGAATCGGAACAGTGCGCACGGAGCTCTCAGACTTCGGCTGACCGACGTAACCACTCCTCTTATATGATTTATCCACTCTGATATTTCCGTCTCTCAAATCGACGTTTTTCCACTGAAGTGCCATCACCTCTCCAGGTCGCAATCCACAGTAGAGCATGATCTTACAGAACAATTCTCCGCGGTGTCCGTTGAGGATCCGGAGTAGCACGTCTCGTTCATGGTCGGTAAGAGATCTACCAGTAGAAGTAGATTGACCTCTCGGCAGCTCCAGCACAACGGAATAGTCCGTAGTAGTTAGACCATTCTTATAAGCATACTGGAAGATCCTGCATGTCATTTGGTAGACCTTCTTGATGTAGCTGTCCTTATAATCGATGAGGTTATTTAAAAAGGTCTGCACCTGAAGCGGTTTCAGTTTACTTACTGTTCGGTTCCCGATTCCATCTACTATTTTGTTGCCGATTGCACGACAATATTGATAAGTGTCCGGAGACACTGTATGCTTCTTATATGTTTCGAGATACAAATCAACGAAGTCACGCAGCTTAGTGTCTTTATCCAGGTACTGGCGATCTATCTGATCTTTCTTGGCCTGGACCTTTTGGATCAGGTCCTTGTTGGATCTCGCCTTAATATCCACCGAGACTCCCTTGTACATTTCTCTGTATCTGTGTGTGTAATTCATTTTATTCATCCACCTTTAGAAATAAGTAGAATTTTTCTCTTTCTTCAGTTACTATTTTACCTTTTTCATTCTTTCCTACAATAGTTTCATATTCGACACGAACATGCGCACTATTAACGAGCCCATTGACCAACTTATTGTTTAGAAGATCCTTTTGTTCGGCATTGCAACTCAACAGAGAAACGCTGCCAATAAAAAAACCGTTCACTATAACATGAATAAAAGTGTAGTCATCTGTCCTAACTTTTTTTAGCAGGATCTTTGCGTTGGACATATCAACATTAGCGTTTCTAAATTGCAAAACACCTTCTTCTGCAGGCGGATAACCATAGTAAGATATATTAAATCTCTTATGGCCCTTAAAAGAACTGCTCTGGACAAACTCTTGCTGATATAGGATTTCCCCTTTAACTGGTGCCGGCTTTTTTACAGGTGTTGCTTTTATTGCATTAGTTTTCTTTTTAAGAAAAAGCACTGGATCATCTCCTTCCTTTTCATCCATTGACTTACACTCGTTTTCACAATCCCCACGCTCAATGTGGCCGAGAGCATGTAAAAACGAGAGATTCTGCCTTTCTTGAGGAAGTTTATCATTAATATAAATAGTATAACCATCAAGGCATGGAAGCACTAACTCGTCCATTCCTTCTGGCATTGGTGCATAGTACACAAATATATCATCTCTAATCCTGTTACACATTTTATTCCCCTGACTTTTCTTTATACACTTTTACCATATCGATAAACATCTTGAGGTCGTTTGGATCTAAATCTTTTGATGCCTTCATCAAAGCACGTAGCCCTGGAGTCTCAGATATTAACTGTGCAATCTCTTCTGTTTCAGGATCATTATATATCTGTTTCTGTCCAATATTTTGGTCTTGGTCATCCCAACCCATAAGATAACTCGGAGACACGCCAAACAGATTAGCCATTGCTTCGATTTTGTCGGAAGGAACGTTCGTAATGATACCCATTTCATACTTGTAAACGGTCTGTTTCGTTGTCCCAATCTTTTCAGCAAGTTCGTCCTGCGTCATGCCAAACTGTTCTCTTAATGCTTTTATTCTTTCTCCTTTAGCCATCTCGTTACCTCTTTTCTACATACTATGCTTAGTGAGTAACTCAATAATAGCACAAAAAAGTTATAAGTCAAGAAAAAAATAACTTGACAGGTTACCGAAGGGGGAGTACAATCGTAGTAACTTGAGAAGTTACGAAAGGAGAAACAAATGATAGACACGAATGCACTTAGAGGAAGAATCGCTGAAAAGGGACTCTCGCAGGCTGATGTTGCGAAGGCTATTGGCATCACTCCAAAGACGTTCTATACCAAGATGGACAAGAAGGTGTTTGGCAGTGACGAAATTGATGCCATGATAGACCTGTTGGACATCAAAGATCCTGCGAGAATTTTTTTTGCCGATAAAGTAACTTTATAAGTTACAACTGGAGGTCGCTATGACAAAGGAAAGCATCAAAAGAGCCCTGATCAAAGCGGCAGGTGGCGCAACGTTCATCACCCAGGGCGATATAAAGCGATGTCTTGGCTGTGGAAATGACAGGGCTGCATTCATTGTAAAAGGGCTGGGCTTCATCAAGTTTAACCGCACTAAGCAGTACGACGTTGGCGAAGTGGCAGCTCGGATCTGGGAGTACACGGAGGTATGAAATGAATAAGAAGAAATACAGAATCAGGGAAGGAAGCTTCTTATGGTATGCGGTACCAATCATGACAATCATGATGCTGATAGTTATTACTGGATTAGGCAACCATTATATCGATGGAATTTATTAATTCGATATAAAAGTAAAGGAAGGAGAACGTTATGACAAACAAAGAGTTGATTGCTGAACTACTCAACATGATCAAGAAGGATGATGTGCAGACACAGGTTCTAATCAATGCTGTTATGAGACTGCTCGACGAACCGGAAGAGACTAAGAGCAGACCAAAGGCTGCACCGAAGAAGACCGGTCCGAAAAGAAAGCCGTTCGACATCGGCAAGGCTAAGGCATGCAGAACAGCTGGATGGAGCATTGAGAAGATTGCAGACGAGATGCAGTGCTCAGCACCAACAGTTAAGAAGTATCTGGTCGAGGCAGGAATGAATTAGAAGGGAGGTATTGATGAGCAGAGTAGTCTTCCTCGCTAGCGGAAGATCATACGACCTTCGCAGTGAGAAGGATCGCCAGTGGTGGCAGACACGAATAGCAGAACGCGGACTGCGCTACGCGATCGAGACGGACGGAAGAGATACGAACATCATAGTAGATGACCGTGGGGATCCGTTCTTCGAAAAAGCAAAAGCCCTTGATACGTAGACCAAAGGCTCTTGCAAAGGATTGGTTATTAAGTTTATTACTAATTAATTATAACACAGAAGGAGAGGTTAAAACAAGATGGCAGAACACATTCATTGGAAGAAGACAACGAACCCCAATTACTTAGGTGAATGGGATTTTGAAGATGGCAAGGACATGATTGTCCAGGTCAAGGATACAAAGGTCGAAGTTATACAGAATGCACAGGGCAAAGAGGAAAAGCCGGTCATGTATTTTGAAAACGGAGTTAAGCCTCTGATCCTGAACGTTACCAACATGAAAGCAATTGAAAAGGCAACAGGCTCTGCTTACATGGACGAGTGGGTTGGTAAGAAACTGCAACTCTATATCACGTTGGTAGCTGCCTTTGGCGAGACCACTAAGGCTGTAAGAGTGCGTGAGTTCGCTCCACAGGGTTAGGAGGAATCATGGTAATTACTAAAGCTAACTATTACTCTTCTAAAGCCAACCAGGAGTATTTCAGCGTGTCGCAATTCAAGACGTTCCGAGAGTGTGAGGCGAGAGGACTTGCTGAAGTAAAAGGCTTGTATAACAGACCCGACACCAAAGCTCTCTTAATGGGGAGTTATGTAGATGCTCACTTCAGTGGCGAGATGGAAGAGTTTGAGGACAGACATCCGGAGCTGTGGAATAAAAGAACTGGCGAACTGAAAGCTGACTTTATGAGATGCGAGGAGTATATCGCCAGAGCTGAAGCGGATCCGATGTTCACTCACTACATGTCCGGAGATCCTCAGGTAATAATGACAGGCAAGTTGTTTGGTGTGAAGTGGAAGATCAAGACGGACAGTCTGCACGATGATAAGATAGTCGACCTGAAACTGATGCGTTCGCTGGATAAGGTCTATAAGGATGGAGAATGGAAAACATTCATAGATGCCTGGGGTTACGACATTCAAGGTTTCGTCTATCAGCAGATTGTAAAAGCGAACACTGGTAAGGAGCTGCCATTCTATCTGGCGGTGATCACCAAGGAAGAAGTTCCGGACATCGACATCATCCACATACCACAGTGGCGACTTAATTCAGCTGGCGAGATGGTTAAGCATTATATCGGAAGATTCGCTGCGATTAAGAAGGGCGAGATTGAACCGGAACGCTGCGGAAAATGTAACTACTGCAGAGCGACTAAGAAGCTGACTAAACCAACTGAGTACGAAAATCTATTAGATTAAGGAGGAATCATGATAGGAGTTAATATGAGCAACATAGAATCGGCAGGATCATATCCGAGACCAAGAGCCGGCGGATACGTGATCAAGATTACATCTGCCGTTAACAACAAGAAGAACGAACGAATCGATATCGAGTTCGACTTTGCTGAAGGTGACTTCGTAGATTACTACAAGGACATGCAGGAACGTTTTAACTTTTGGGGCGGTAAGTTCACTAAGTCATATAAGGCTAAAGCACTTCCGTTCCTCAAGGGATTCATTGAAGCGGTAAATGAGTCAAATGAAAACGTTGATGGATTAATTGTCGGCGACTTCGAGGATGTAGACGAAACGAAGTTGGTCGGCATGAAAGTAGGAATGGTTGTAGGCGAGAAGGAATACATCGGCAATGATGGAAATAAGAAAGTCAAACTCGACACCTATAATGCTAACTTCATTCCGGCAGACGATATCAGATCCGGCAACTATACAGTTCCAGAGTTCCAACCGTTAGAGGATAAGCCTCCTGAATCAGCAGGAGTCGTGGACATGTCTTTCGGTCCTATATCAGATGATGACGTTCCATTCTAGTCATGAATACTCTCATAGAAGATACGAGACAAAAGAAGGACCTGCATAAGGTCAAGCATGATTACTGGGATGAAGAAGGAAGAAATATTATCCGCTGTGCGCTCCCCTTCGGTGACTACATTTCAGCTCCTAAGATAGCAGTCGACACTAAGCAGAATATCTCTGAGATCGGCATGAACATGTGCGGAGCCGGAAGGGAGAAGCACCGCTTCACAGAGGAATGTAAGAAAGCTAAAGAAGCTAATTGCAAGCTGATCTTTCTCATAGAAGACGAGAAGTACACTTCCATTAAGGATCTGTACGGAAAGTCAATCTACCTCTTTTCAGGTCGGACAATACCAGGTGACCAACTCGCAACTGCGATGTTCACAATGCAGAACCGATACGGTTGCGAGTTCTGGTTCTGTCCACCGGAAGAAGCAGCGCGGATAATTGCGGAGATATTGGAATGAATGGAAACTGGATCAAACTTTACAGGCAAATAATGGACAATCCGTTCTGGAAAGATAAACCATTTTCTAAAGGACAGGCATGGGTTGACCTTCTTCTGAAAGCAAATTATTCAGATTCTGTTGCGACTATTAATGGAGAACAAGTTCCTATAAAGCGTGGTCAGGTGTTTAGATCTGTCAAATCATTAGCTAATGAATGGGGCTGGAGCCAGAACAAAGTCAGACGATTTCTTGGCGAGCTAACGGCAGAGCATATGGCAGAGGTATACGGCAGAACAAACGGCACACTTATAACCATTGAAAATTACGAAACATTCCAGAATGATAGGCGAGCAAACGGCAGAACAAATCGGCGAACCGACGGCAGAACCGACGGCAGACATAATAAGAATAATAAAGAATATAAAGAAGAGAGTGTACCGCGCACACCTACTTTCGAAGATGTTTCGAAATATGTTGAGCAACAAGGATACGAAATGGACCCTGCAGCATTCTTCGATTACTACGAAGAAACAGGGTGGACTAAGAAGAACGGCCAAGCAATAAGAGACTGGAAAGCATCAGTCCGTACATGGGCCAGAAGAGAGAGGGAGTTCAAGAAGACCGGACAGTATGGTAATGGATCCAAGCCGGCAACAATAGAACCGCCCAAGTATAAAGCGTTCAAGAAAGAACCTGAGGTAGATGCCGTACAGATGCCGGAAGAGATCCGGAAGAAGATGAAAGAGAGAGGATTGGCATGAACGAACTAATAAAAGAGTTAGAGGAAAAGAAACAACAGTTACAAGACTGCATAAACGAGCTGTGCTATAAGTGCGGAAAGTACGAACACGAATATGAGGGAGCTTGTGACGGATGTAAATGGGAGGCACTTAAATGGTGATCAAGGACGGAAGGATCCTGAAGGCGACAGAAAAGGAACTGCATATCTATTGGATCCGAAACTACGATGACATATTTAGTTGGCCAGATTACAAGACTGCATGTATCGCAGCTGGAACAGAGATAACGGAGACGGAGGAATATGGTGATGATAATTGACGGAGATAAGCTGATAAACATACTGAGCGGATTAGCAGACGCATCGAAAAACAAGTATGCCGTCTTAAAAGAACCGGCGGTCTACTATCGCATCATCGAGATTATCAAACACATGGACCAGGGAATCGAACCGGTGCCGGAAGACAAGGGCGACCACATATCGTACCACTGTGCCGTGTGCGGTTATCCGCTGTTCATACACGATGACAGATGTGAGGGATGCGGAACGAAAGTCAACTGGAGGAAGTAACAAGAAAGGATTGGTTATGAGTAAGTTTAAGGATATGATTGCAGACCTACTGCAAATCGAAACGCATGAAGCGGAATGTAAGAAGCTTCAGTATGAGAGAGACTCGTTAGCACAACAGGTCGCAGATTATGCGGTCAAACTTGATCAGCTGAGGTCGGAGATGGAGTTCTATAAGTTAGAGGACGATGAGAAAATCAAATACATGATGGAAGACGTAACAGGTTTAGCGGATCTGTATAAGCAGCGTATTTCGGAATGTGACAAGATGATAGACCTCGCAAAGCAGGACGCAGACATAGCAGAAGAAAAGATACACAAAGCATTTGCGGAAGGTCGTATAGCTGCGTTCTCCGAGGTCGGTATATGGAGACTCGATGCTCTTGAGCGTGGCAACAGGCTCGTCTTGGATAAAGACGGCAACGTATACGAACTGCTGCAGGATCTGGAAGATGTCAACAAAGTGTCGACAACTGAAGTACCTGATGTTCAGTTAGCGGATGACGAGATACTTATAGATGATTTAGTGGAGGTGTGACAGATGGAGCTGAAAGAGTTGACCGAGAAAACCTTCGAGCTGTTCGGGATTGAACAAGCAGACCAGTTAGGGCAGGCACTCCTGAAAGCGTGTAGCAACACAGATAAACTTGAGGCTTTCTGCGATCTCATTGATGAAGACCTGACGCAGGATTGGATACAAAAGATTTATCAGTATTATCTCGCTGACAGAAAAGAAAAGAAGCAGGATTATACACCACAGTCATTGGCTCGATTGATGGGAGCACTGACTGGTGATGCTGACAGAATTGTTGATATGTGTGCAGGATCGGGAGCACTGATAATTCAGAAATGGAATCAAGACCATGATATAAAATTTACTGCATTGGAAATTGACGAAAATGTCATTCCGTTTTTGCTTTTCAATATGACATTGCGGAATATTCGATGCAGAGTATTTCAGATGAACGCACTGATAGGAGATGATGCTGTGAGAGCATGGGAAATTTTGAAAGGAGAGAAGTTTGGCAATATCACTGATTTCAAACCCACCGTATAACATGCGATGGAATGTGCCACAATTAGCAGGCTTTCTTCCGCAATACGCAGGTTATGAAATACCGCCAGATTCAAACGCAAATATGGCCTTCATATTGTCGGCACTGAACTGGATTGAAAACAGAGCGGTAATTCTTCTGCCGAATGGCGTACTTGCATCGAGCCAAAAGCAGGAGCAGAGTATCAGAAAACAATTGATCGGTCAGAACCTTTTGCTTGCAGTAATAAGTCTGCCGGGCAATATGTTTGAATCTACCAGTATTCCTACATGCCTGTTGGTTTTTGATAAACACAAAGAAACACGCAAGATTGCAATGATTGACCTGACGGACAAGTGCGATGAGGAAATTAGAGACCAAAGAGGGCAGTTTGGTGGAGCGTCACACGAGGGGAGAACATATCACAAGACTATCAATGTCATCTCTGACAGTATCATCAGCAAGTGTACAGAGTGCATTAATAATGGCAAGGATGAAGAAAAGTTTTGCAGATGGGTATCACCAGAAGAAATCCAAGACTGCAATCTGACTCCAAAAAGATATTTTGAGGTCAAAACAGAATTTATTCACAGGGCATTTGTTGATATTGTTAACGACTACAACAGAATCATAGCACAGAAAAATTCGATTCAGATAAAGATGAACAAGACTGTAGCAAAGCGACTGGGCTATGACTGTATGTCGGGGAATAAACCCGATCTGACAGAATCATTTGCAGTCGTAGGACAGAAAGCAGGCAAAGAGAAGAATATCACATTCAGTGCCGATGACGGGATCACAATCAGAATCAGCACAAAGGACGGCGTTCATCCGCTGATATTGGACTTTTTGAGCCACTGGAAGCAGATGATCATGTATCTAAACAACGAGGAAAACAGATACTTAGCTGAGTTTCGGGACGCTTTATTGCAAGACCTTATGAGTGGAAAGATTGAGGTGGAAGATAATGGATAACATGAGTGACTTAATCAGCAGAGAAGATGCGATAGAGGCAATAGCAAGCCGTGACGAAACGGATGGTACTGTCAAGGTGTTCACAGGCAGACAGGTTAATCAGATTTTATCCGCACTCCCATCAGCCGAAGCCGAGTGGATACCGAGAGAACACTTTGACGTTCTAAAAAAGAATTACGATATGTTGGCTGGACTTTTGGAAGAGGCAAAAGCGAGAGCAATAGGAGCATGGATTCCATGTAGTGAGAGGTTGCCAAAAGAAAATTCAAGATATTTAGTTCAAATGAGTTATGGAATAATGCAAGTGTTAAGTTGGGCAAATATCTTGGAAAAAGTAGACGATTTTGATTTCTATAATAAGAAACATGGTGGTTGGTATGACTATGACAGCGAGTGGGGATATTGTGAAAGACACGAGGTTGTTGCATGGATGCCGTTACCGAAGCCGTATAGAGAGGAGAACGAAGCATGAGACTATTTGACATGGATAGCAAAGAAGATTATCTGCTTGATGGCAAATATAAGGTGTGCACACCGTGTGCTCCGCTTGTTGATGTCGTAGAGGTAGTTAGGTGCAAGGACTGCAAATGGGCAGAAAAGGCTATATTAGATGATTATTGTGTCGAATGTACTATATTCCACACATCCATCATGAAGCACGGATATTGCAGTCACGGAGAAAGGAAAAACAATGACAATGATAGAGATACCACTAAAGCGTAGAGGAATAATCTACTGTTCAGACTGCAAGTTCAAACGTCTTTATGACGAAGGTGATACAAAATATTACTACTGTGCATTAGAGAACCGCCCAAACAGGAACTGGAGCGTAGATGACACGGACTATTGTTCGTGGGGCGAGGAAAGCGAGGTAGAGGAATGACAAGGGAAGAAGCAATACAGACTATACAAGAAATGTGTAAAAGATATATTTTTATGTTAGACGAAGATGAAGCCATAGACATGGCAATAGAAGCACTATCCGAGAGAAATATAGCAAGAGACATTGCGACAATCCTTGAAAACGAGCAAGACATGAGAGTGATGCTCCAGAACGCAGAAAGACCAAAGGGCGAGTGGATAATTCGTGAAAACGGCAACAAAGAGTGTTCATTATGTGGACACGAAAGACAAGACGGTTGGGATTACTTTTGTGGTTACTGCGGAGCGAAAATGAAAGGAGAGAGCCATGACAATCAGAATCAACATGAGGATGCCGAAGGATTGCACCGAATGTCCGATGCTAGTGGATACTGATGAGTGCTGTCTGTCTCCGAAGATCTATAAAACGTGGGACGAACAGTATGCAGATTGTCCACTGGAAGATGCGGCCTCCTTCTGGCATGAAGAAGATGACCACATCTGGTGCGACAGGTGTACGATGGTTCAATACTACGATGATAACCTCAGAGAGGGCGAAGAGTTATACGATTACTGCCCCGAATGTGGGGCAAAGATGGATAAGGAACATGGGATATAGTTGTAGAGATTGCGATAAAAGATATCCTGGCTGTCACGATTCGTGCGAGGCATATCAAAAGTTCAAAGAGGATTTAGATGCCAGGAATAAAAAAATCAAAGAGAGCAAACAAAATCAGTTGGAGTGGGAACGGTATAGAAACGACAAGGATATACAGTTCACCCACAGGAAGACAGCATCGAAGATGTTTAAGAGTCGGAAGAAATAAAGGGGAAGATGTAATGACGGCAAAGGAATATTTGTCACGGATCAGATTACTTACTGCAAGGTTGGAACTGATCGATGCAAACATTAAAACCATACGTGAGGAACGGCTAACACTCAGACCATCGTGGCCTGATGGCCAACCTCATGGGACACAGACCGGAGACCCTACAAGCCAGAAGGTAATCGAATTGGCTACGTTATTGGAAGAGTACGAGAGGGAGCAGATAGAACTGCGGTCTCAAATCTGGCGTGAGAGGATTCACATCGTCGAAACTATAGGAATGGTCGAGGACTCAGACTGTCAGAAACTACTCTTTCTCCGGTATGTGAATATGCTTACATGGGAACAAATAGCGGTATGGATGGGATACACTTATCAATGGGTGGCAGGTCCGTTACACGGAAAAGCACTGACGCTGGTGGCAGAAATAATCAACAAAAAGATTCTCAATTGATATTACTTGATAGAAGTTGATACTCCTTCTGTGATATTAATATAATCGCCAGAAGAGGCAAAGAGAAGCGCAAGTCATTCTTCATGGTTTAACTTCCTTTTTTTGAGAGTATTCGGAATTGTCCCGGCATAACCGCTGGGACTTTTTCGTGGGAGGAATAAACACATGGCACATGTAAGGAACAGACCGGATAAGGACGGGACGCATCGGGCACAGTTCGAGAAGAACAAGAAGAGGATCTATGCAACACAGACCGTATGTGGTATCTGCGGCAAACCGGTAGACTTCACGAAAAAATACCCCCACCCCTTAAGTCCCTGCATAGACCACATCATACCGATCGACAAAGGAGGCCACCCCTCTGACATAGACAACCTGCAGCTGGCACACCTTACATGCAACAGAGCCAAGAGCGACAAGTTGTTTAGAGGAAACGTAAAGGTAGAACAGAAGCAGGTCATATCGAACAGAGTTCTTCCGGCAACGTTTGACTGGACTACCACCCCTCCCTCCCCTCTGCGCTGACACAAATTACAGCGAAAAAAAGTGTTAAGGGCTCACATATTATAAATTTTTTTGTTTTTTGGGGCACAGCTCCCGTTGCACCGCGCCGGCCGCCC